AAAGGAAGTTTGAGGTGAACGGACGGACACTGCGCGAGATGAGAAAGGCAGCGGGGATCACCCAGTCCGCGCTGGCCGCTCACCTGCAAGGGCGCGGGCACACCATTAGGCAATGCGACATCTCCATGCTGGAGACAGGGCAGTCCGAGCTGACCCCGGAGCTGTATCACCTGCTGTCACTGGCCGTGCTCGAATTGAAGCGGGAGCGCGACGCGCGGTTCGAACTCCTGGCGAAGGGAGGCGGGGAATGATGCCTGCCTCTCCCGTATCGTGCACCACCGAAAGGAGGGATCGCGAGCGGAACCGGGCTGGCGTCACAACCTACCGGCTGCTGGAGCCGTCCTCACCCGCCAGCCCGGTTCGCGAGTCCCTCCAGGATGAGGCGTGCAAACTCCTGGCCTGGCGCAGCCGCATGGCCGCAGCGAGGCTAGTGGCCAGTGATCTGACACGGGGTACTCAGGAGGCTTGGCAGTAGCATGACGAGAGGCTGCTCCTCCTCATATACCTATAACGTCTCCCAGGCGGCTCTCTGCCTGCACTGGGCGCTGAAGCATCTCGCCCTGGCGCTCGAGGGATCAGCGTCGCAGCCCTTGATAGACCTGTACCCAGATGTTTCGGAGGCACTGGACTGCGCCAGCAGTTTGCGGCAGGGCGACGCTGCCGCTGCGGAGCGGGATGAGGCCTCCCTCCACCTCCCCCCCAGTCCTGCTCCGCGAACCGGAGAGGGGGACGGCTCACTCGCAGCCCCAGCGCAGCCGCCGTCCCCCTCTGCCCCCACGCCATCTAGCCCTGACGGCCTCCGTTGCGAGAACTGCGGGAGGCCTGTGGAGAATGACGAGAGATTCTGCCACCTATGCGACGGGAGGGACTGATCAATGATCACCGAGCCATGCCTGGCTGAGCAGACTGAGGTCTCGTGCCAAGTAGCTGATCTCGTGAGGCAGATAGAGGCGTCGCGCGTGGGGGGACTGACCGCGCTAGTAGCTGAGCAATTGCCCCATCACCACGAGGCCGAAGCGCCCCTCGTGGATGGAGAGACGACGCTGTTCATCGTGAACCGCCTGCTCCTCCAGCGGGCGGACAGCGGGACGGGGTGGATGCTCTCCGCCGACGGACGTGAGTACCACGGTCTCTACAGGCGATATGCCGGGCTAGTGGATGAGTGGGACCTCTCAGACGAGTGGGACTTGGCCTACACGCTCGATCCGGTACCGGTGTCCTCGGCCATGCTGCAGGAGATGCTGAGCGATGCAGCAGCCGCTGAGGACTGGTACTGGCTGCTGCAATCGGCGGTGGAGGATGAGGTCTCCACGCACTGCCGCGTCTGCCGCGATGACAAGTTCCAGGTCGTAGCGCAACTCTAGGGAGGGATGGTCTATGTCTGTCTGGGTCGCTTTCGCTATCGGTTTAGCCGCAGGGTCATGTCTGAGCACGGCTGCGCTGTCCCTCGTGTGGGCAGCGCGACGATCCGATGACCGCGCCGAGCGTCTCGCCCTCGAAGCCGGGAACTATCGCCTCCGCATCAAGGCCCAGGAGCAGGCACGGCCGCGACCAATCCGAGAGCGCATCTCTGTGCCTCCCATCCCCGGCTATGGGATGGAGGCCATCGGGGAGGGATTGGAGTGATCGCCCTGCTCCATTATGCGGCGCGCCGACACCTGCGCAGGAGCAACCAGCGCGTGGAGTCACTGTTGGAGCACGGCGGGATAGAGCGAGCTTTCGCTGATAGCCCACCGCAGCTGGAACTGAATTTGAGTCCGTAACCGGAGGGATGAATGATGAATGTAAGTCTCGTGGAGACGCGCGGGTCGGCTGCGCAGCAGCTGGCTTGCCAGGTCGTGCTGGAGCTGTTGCGATTCCGCAAGCTCTTGCGGATGGCAGCTCTCAGCTACGGCCTGAGCCCAGACGAGGACATCTCCGAGGCTGAGGAGGCCCTGGCAGCTTTCGACCGAAGCCACCCGGAACTACTGGAGGTGCTCAAGGAGGCGAATGGGCAATGAGCGCCGAGGTATGCATTCCCGGCCTGGAGCGGCCTCGGTTTGCCACGCCCCTCCGGGCCTCCATTGGCGACACCAGGACGCTCCTCCGGGGTAACAAGAGCGTCACGTACCCTGCTAGGGGCGACAAGTGGCGCATCACCCGCCCAGCCGAGGATGACCCACGCCGGTGGGTGACTGATCCCGTGCTGCAATCGGCCTTGGAGAAGGCTATGGGCACGGACAAGCCCATCCGCCTTCCTATCAGACTGTGGAGCAACGATCCAGCAGACTTCCTACACCAAGACCGTACTTTCTGGGCAGGCCCCGTCTGCGTCTGCGCCTCTCAGGGCTTTGACCACAAGCCGGAGGAGGTTTGCCTCGCTCAGGGCCTGCCGTGGCCTCCGCCTAACCCCGCGGCCTTGGGCGAGGAGTATTACCTAGGCCGGGCGACTTGGCGCACGTACCGGAAAGATCAAGCCCCAGGAGGAGCAGTGAGGTGGACGCTCACCGGCTCGGTGCCTCGAGTATGCGACCCCTCCCGGTGCCCATTCGCTACCGGAGACCTGACCCAGTGCCAGCATGATGAGCAGGCCGCCACCATGCGCGCCTGGTTGGAGGCCCGGCCGGAATCGGAGCGAGCCGTTTGCCGGTATCGCACCATCCTGCTGTTTGAGCTCGATCTGCCAGAGACAAACCGCGCTGGGGCGCTCTGTCGGTTCACCTCGACCGGCATTCATACCGCCATGTACTTGCGGTCCTCGCTAATGCAGATCACGGCGATGACGCACTGGCTGGCTACCCTGCCCCTGTACCTGGTGCTGGAGAAGACACCGCTGAAACCAACTCCTGGTGGGCTCCAGCGGCTGCCGTATGTGCGATTCGAGTCGCGGGTGCCGACCGGTGAATTGCAGGCCCAAGCGGAGGAGGTAAGCCGGAAGCTGCTTGGCAATCAGGGCCGCCTCCTTCAGCTTCAGGCCGCCAGCTCACGCATCCTGGAGGCTGAAGTGGCTCGCGACTATGACCCAGGCTACGCCGCCGAGTTCGCGGCGGCCATCTCCTCCCCTGAGGAGGCATCCCTGCCAGCGGAGCCAGAGGTGCTTGAGGGCGTCTTCGAGACGGCAGAGGCAGCAGCAGGGGCGGAGGCCGAACCGCCGGAAGTGCCTGCCGCTGACCCTGATACAGTCCTCACCGAGGGGCAATACAGGCGGCAGATACTCCAGTACGGGAAGGAGGCTGGCTGGAGCGACGTGGTGCTCAAAGCCAAACTCCAGCGAGCCTCTGAGGGCGGGCCGGAGGCCTATGCTTCGCTGCTCAAGGAGGCCCGGCGGGCGGCCCTTGGAGGTGAGGAGTGATGCCTGCACTCGACCATTACTCCTTCACCAGCCTGGTGGCCTGGGAGCAATGCCCTGCCGGAGCTGCCGAACGCTACCTGGAAGGGCATGCCGGCTTGACCAGCGAGGAGCAGCGGCGGGGCGCCCTCGTTCACGAGGCCGCCGAGAAGATAGCACGCCACTGCGTTCGTAACGGCCTCGACTCTGATCCTCGATATGCCTCACTACTCGCAGATGCCTGCCCTGACCCCGAAGCGGCTAAGGTCATCCGTGCGTGCGGAGACCTGCTCGTGTTCGATCCAGCTACCGTGCTCGCCGACGAGCGTGGCGTGGAGCGGGAGTGGCAGGCTACCACGGCGGCTGGCGACAGGGTAGTGGGGCGCGTGGATCGCGTGGAGTGGAATGAGGCGGAAGATGAGCTAATCATCACCGACTACAAGAGCGGCTGCTGCTGGCCCAAACCAACTGACCCCTGCCCTATCCAGTTGCGGCTGTATGCGTGGGGGCTGAAGCAGGAATGGCCGCAGGCAGATGTGCTTACGCTGCGCTTTCTCTATCTGGGGAGCCGCACAATGGGCCAGTGGCAGTTTCTGTCGGATGACCCTGAGGTGGGCGAGGCCTGGGTGCAGGAATGGATTGACCGGGTGAAGGCTCTCCAGCCCCCATATGCCGAGTGCCCAGGATCATGGTGCGCCTACTGCCCTCGATTGGAGGCGTGCGCAGCTCCCAGGGCCGAGACCAGCTTCCTGATTGCCAACGAGGAGCAGGCGACAGCGGTGGCTGGCCATGCCCTGGTGTTGGAGGAGGCTGCGGCACGCGCTCGCAAGGCGATTGACAAATGGCGGCGCGAGACGGGCAGAGAGATTCGGGTGGGCGACATGGTTCGGCGTGACAGCCTGCCCGCCTGGTTCCGCAAGCGCCGGCCTCGGTTTGTACCGAAGGAGGGGGCAGGGCCTCGGTTGCGCGATCTGCTGGAGGCCAATGGGCACAGCATACTGGACTTCGTGGACTGGCGACCAGACAAGCTGGGGGCACTGGTGGAGCGGGTGGACGTTGGCGAGGACGTGCCGGGCGCCGTGTTCATGTCGCCGAAGGAGCTGGAGGAACGAGAGGCACTAAGCCGGCTGCTGGAGCCGGTGATTCCACAACCGAGGGCGGCATGGGAGAAGGCTGCACCGAGCACTGAGGGAGAGACCGAGTGCGCGGAGTGGCTAGATGAGGATCGCGATGTTGACTGACACGGCTTGCCATGGCGGCAGAGATCGCCTCAATGCCCGCCGCCGCCAACGCTATGCAGAGTCCCAGGGTCGGCCGGTGCGCCCTTGGGTGCGCCAGACCGTTCCCTGTGCATGCGGGCGGCCCGCCGTCTCTAGGGGCCGGTGCAAGCCCTGCTATGCCCGCTGGTATTGGAAGCAACGCATCATCCGGGAGGTGATGGGGCGTGACGGAGCAGACCGCCGAACGACCGAAAGTTCTCAGTGCAGCAGGGATTGACCCAGGTCTCGCCCTCGCCAAGGGCACTATGGTCTGCACAGTCGGGCCTGAGGGCGTGACCTTCACTCGCTGTACTGACTCCTCAGACGGTCTTCTCCATCGCCTGCGTGCCATCCGATCTGAGGCCACTGCCGCCCTGGGAGGCGATAGCCTCCCCGTGGCCATCGAGCGCCCCTCTGGTGTACGTGGCTACGGTCAGCAGCTTCATGGCCTCTACTGGATGCTGCTGGATGCCATCTACTCTCCGGCGCGGCCATGCTTTTCAGTCGCGCCCTCTACGCTCAAGAAGTTCATCAGCGACAAGGGCAATGCCGACAAGGCGCAGATCGCTACGGCTGCCGTGCGCCACTGGGGCAGTCTGATTCCGGGGCGGGACCTTGATGCTGACCAGGCCGATGCCTTGGGTCTGGCCATGCTGGCAGCCTGTGCCGCCGGGCAGCCTTGCCCGTGTGGGGACTGGACGCAGTACCAGCTAGCTGCGGCGCAAAAGGCCGTGAGGCTGTGAGCGCATCACGAGAAAGAAGGATGATTCTCTGTGCCTAAAGAGTGGGTTCGCCTGCACACCCGCATCACGCGGTCAGATGACCTGACCGAGCTCTTTGACACCCACCCCCGCGCCGAAGGCGTCTTCATGCGGCTGCTCGTCGCCAGCGATGACTTCGGGCGACTGGAGTATGATCCGCGCACGCTCAAAGCCGACCTGTGCCCCAAGTCCTCTAAGAGCCACAAGGTCTTCGTAGAGGCGATACAGGCCCTCCGCGACCGTGGCATGGTTGTCCTCTATGAGGTAAGCGGCAAGCAGTACTTGCAGATAGCCTCGTATGACACATACCAGGAGGACCAGGCCTGGTCGCGGGTAAAGGCCAAATGCCCGCCCCCTCCATCCTGGGAACCGCCCCAGAGTCTGGTGGACTTCCTGCGCGTAGCCGCTGCCAAGGCCCAGCAGAGGAGTGAACCGAATCGCTTTCCACCCTCTCGGTACGGTCTCGTCCTGCTCCGTGACGGTGAGTACCGAACCGTATCGAACGGTATCACTCCGTATCACTTGGTGTCGGACGGTAACGGCTTGTGTCACGCCGTAACGAACGGTGCAACTTTGAAGCCATCCGCAGACGCAGACGCAGATGCAGAAGCAGAGGCAGAGGAAAGGCACGCGCCGCCTCCGGCGGACGCGCCCCCTGACCTCAAGCCTGAAACTGAACAGCAGCAAGCGATCCGGACTGCCTGGGAGGCGCACGACCTCGGCCCACTGCCCAGGTCGCCGAAGGGCTACTCTGGGCTGGCCGCCTTGGTTGCTCAGCACGGCATCCCCAAGGTGCTGCTGTGGGCCGAATACGTCCGTGCCCATCCAGAAGCCCCACCGGAGGGAGCGCAGCCTTGGCAGTGGTTCTGCACTCGCTTCCGAGCGGCTATGAACCGCCCTTGGGAGTGGGACGGCTCCCAGAAGACGCGCCATCCACCTGGAGGCCGATTGCGACCCAGCATGACTGAAGAGTACAGGGAGGGCAGGCAAACAGCATGGTAGATACTCTGGACACTCTCAACCGCTTGAGTGCGATAATCGCCGAGGACAGAGAACGCAGTCAGCGGCTGGAAGCGGCGTGCCAGACAGGCCCCCCTGACAACTGTGCGGGTGTCGGGTGCCTGGGCCGGGTGGAGTTTGAGGGCCGGATGCTGGACTGTCCCCTCAACAAGGCTGGCTGCCCGTTCTCGGAGGGCCGCCGGAAAGCGTACTCGGCATCGGTGCTGTCAAGCCTGGGGTTTGGGAGCCGGTATCAGGGCCCTGTGATTGAGCGGGTTATCGCCGCCTGGCAGGCCGAGCTTCGGGCCTACCTGGACGATCTGGAGTCGCACTTGCGGCGTGGGTTCGGGCTGCTACTGTCTGGCAAGCCAGGCACGGGGAAGACCTCTGTCCTGGCGCTAGTGGCCTTAGCAGCCTATGACGCGGGGTTCTCGGTGGGGTACTGGTACTCGCCACGGCTGTTCGACGCGCTCCACAGCCGTGACCTGGAGACGACTCGCCATGCGGAGCAGGTGGATTTGCTGCTGCTCGATGATTTCGGGGTGCAGTATAGCGGGGACTGGGCGGCGTCTCGGTTCGATGCGCTGATTGAGACGCGGTACGCTGAACAGAGAGCCGTGGCGGTGAGCACGAATGCGCCGCTACGGGTATTGGGAGCCGATCCGCAATGGGCGCGGGTGGCAGACCGGTGGAGAGAGACGTGTTTGGCGTTGGAAACGACGGCGGAGTCACAGCGGAAGATGGGCATGAGGTCAGTAGGGGCCAGAGAGCCGGAGGCAGTTGATTAGCGAGCGAAAAAGGGAGGCAGCCATGTCTGGATGGATCGGTGAGTTAGACCGTTTGCCGGTGCCGGCGCAGCGCGATGCTATCGAGGTCTCGTTTAGCGGGATGAGCTTTGCGCTCATTGTGCCGATTAGGCCAGGGCCAGCGGAGGCGAACCGCAATATCGCGCGGGCATTGCTGGTGGCTAAGCGGAGGGAGCGGGTGAGGGGGTATGAGTTCTTCCCGCGGAAGGCAGACTGCAGGGCGCCTCGGAGCCAGGTGGGGAGGGCGCCTCGCCGGAGCCGTGGGGGGCCGGACTGCTTTGACGTGATGGCGGGGATGACAACGCGAGGGCGGCGGTTTTTGTTTCCGTGAGGGGGTGGCGCTGGGAGTGTGATGTCCGAGGAGAGGCTTGGCTTGGATGGGCTTGGCTTGGATGGGTTTGGCTTGGATAGGTTTGGCAGGGCAAGGCAGGGTCGCAATGATTGTCCGAGGAGAGGCTCGGCGAGGCGGGGCTGGGCATGGCTGGGCGGGGCTTGGTCGGGCAGGGCAAGGCAAGGTCGCAATGATTGTCCGAGGAGAGGCTCGGCGTGGCACGGCGTGGCGGGGCGAGGCGAGGCTTGGCCGGGCAGGGCAAGGCAAGGTCGCAATCATTGTCCGAGGAGGGGCTTGGCCTGGCGAGGCCGGGCGTGGCACGGTGGGGCAGGGCAAGGCAAGGCAATGCAAGCTAAATCACGGAAAGGATGATCCAGCATGAAGCAGCAACCCACGCCGTTGACACCAAAGGAACGCCAACAGCGCATAGAAGAGACTATCCGACGCCTGCGGGTCAAGAGCGGATTCAGCCCCGACGGACGCGCCCTCGATCTCCCAACCGCACAAGTAGACACCGGCCAGGCGTACCACCTTGACTTCAGGGTGACGACCAAGACCGGGCTCAAGCATGAAGTCACCGATCCGGCCCTGCGCTCATGGGCGAAGACCGCCGCAGTCATCGAGGGCGTGGCGGCAGGGCACTTGCCGCCAGGAGAAAAGCTGGTGCTCGCGCCAGAGTTCTGTCGCGGCTTGCTGCTCAGCGGCCAGTCCGCCTCGGCCTGTCTGAAGGCCCTACAAGCCAAGCGCATGATGCGCGGACTGGCAGAGATGGTGGGGTACCTGCTGGAGGGACGGGACTTCATGATCATCGAGAAAGAGCCACCCAAAGAGGCCGGCAGGTAGCCAGAGATGCCGCCCCCGCCGCCAGCAGAAAGATTTCCGCCGCCGCCCCCCGAGACCCCTTGACATTCTCGGCTGGCGTGATACAATACATCCGGTGCCGTAACTCGTATAGTGCCAACTCGACGGCCATCTGGGCAACCAGGTGGCCGTTTCGTCTTTAAGGCCGCCATGAACTGCCTCCACTGTGACGCCTGCCAAGAGCGCGATCATGGCATCGGCCATACGCACGTCTGCGCCTTCACCGGTGCTGAAGTCTGTCCCCCAGAGCTGGGCAACGATAAGCTCGTCTGCCCCCTGAATCTGTCCCTCGCCTCCCAGCCGCAACGCACTGTGGCGCAGACCGTCCTCCGCGTCTGCTACCGGCGGGGCACCTTGCCGGCGCTGCTGGGTCACTATCCGCGCGACTACCAGCTACTCCTCCTGGCCGCGCTCTACGGGGCCAAGGAGTGCCGAGTCGAGGGAGAAGCCAAGCAGGAGGCGGACCTCTTGCGCGAGCATTTGGCAGAGATCGGCTGGCCAGGGCTGGCTGAGTGACCTGAGCCACGTGCTGAGCACATGCATATCGCTGCCTCGGAGAAGCCTCACGACCATGGATACCGTTGCGCTGCACAATAGGCCCCTGCGCCTATTCCAGGGCATGTGGGCCAGCGGCCAAGCACTAAACTGCAACGTTTACTGGAATTGCGACGCGGGATGCCGCTACTGCTATTCCCGGCTGAACAGGTTGGCCCGAGGTGCCCGAGCACAGCGTCCCGATCCGCTAGCCGGCATGAGGGCTCTGGTGGGGATCATAAACAAGGTCTGCGGTGTGCACTATGATCCGACCTGCGCGATGGAGTATTTTCTGCATGAGCGATTTCCCATTCTGCTCAGCAACAACAGCGACCCGCTCCCTATGGCGGAGGTCGAGACTGGATTCACGTATCAGTATCTGAGCCTCCTGGCCGACTTGGATGTGCCCCTGCTGTTTCTGAGCAAGTTTCCCGCGTGGGGGCAGCTAGACCGAGACAAGTACATGGGCATGTTGCATAGGTTCTCCCGACGCGCCATTAGTGTCACGCTAACGGGCGACAATGAGGACCATGCAGCTAACTGGGAACCTGGCGCCCCCAGTGTGGCCCAGCGCCTCGACATCGTGCGAGAATTCAGCAAAGCAGGGTTTCCGGTAGAGATTCAGTGCGTGCCCGTGATTCTGGAGTCATCGTTCCGGGGGCCCTGGGACGATCCCGGGACCTATCGCCCCTTCATAGAGCAGTGCGCAGAGGCCGGAGCATGGGGCATTCATGTGGGGCCGCTGTGCTTCGACCGCACGGATGCCGGCGTGTTGGGCTCCGACGTGAAGGCCTACTTGGCCAGCGTCGCTTGGAGCAATAGCCAGACCGACAGACGGTGGCGCTACTATGTGCCCGATGTGTCCATATGGCAGCACGTGGGCGCGATCTGGTATGAGGAGTGCCACCGAGTTGGACTAGCCTGTGCTCCGCATAACGCCTTTGCTGGACTGATCAGCGACGTAGAGGACACTGCGTTCGGCCTCGGATGCATCTTGCCCGGTTGGGGGTCGCCAGCTTCTTGGGTGGACCTCAGCCGACGCCTAAAGCAGAAACAGGCCGAATATGGCAAGCCGATCTGCTTATCCACGGGACAAGCCGCCGAATTGTTGGCGGCCGGGCTTCCATGGGCGGACCATGAGTTCTCCTGGCGCTCATGGCGGGATGCATTGCCGGGCCTATGGAACGACCCTGGCTATGTCGCTGAGGTAAACGCCATGCCCGAGTGGGTTACTGCGGAGCAGGTGATTCATTTTCAGCTTCAGCACATGCCGCACTGGTCGGACTCGCTATGGGGAGACCTGTGCGTATCGCCTATTAGTCTGGAGCCGAACACTATGCTGGCTACGCGGGAGGGGAACCTGATCATGTACTATGACAGGCAGCGGCCACGGGACTCGTGGGCTGTCTGCCGTGCTCCAGAGTGGAGTGGGATACCCGCTGAGGTGGCACTAGAGGCACGACTCTATGATGGCGCCCCAGCCTTTGAGGAGGTGACAGAGACATGTTCCAGCGACTGAGGAATCCCGGCGGCGGAGGGGGCGCGAAGGGAAAGGCCAGCAATATGGGTCGCGTTCCCGTGCGCCGTAAGGGGCAGACTAAGTCACCGGAGGGCGGGGACTGGGCGCAGACTAATACGGCCTGGCGGGCCTATGCAGGGCCTAGATAACGTGCCATGGAACCGAAACTCTTGAGAGCCATTCGGGACGTCGGCCTGACGGAGGAGGCACTCTATGCCGGCCTACCCCCGGAGTGCCTCCTCCCCACAGAGGCCATTGCTCCCAATAGCTACAATCCGAAAACGTGTCCGTCAGGGCGGCTACTCCAAATCGCGCAATCGCTGAAGCAGATGGGGTGGATAGCCTCAGAAATGCCGCTGGTCTGGCGCGATCCTGAGGGCGTAACGGAGTACACCCTCATCAACGGGGAGCACCGCTGGCGGGTGGTGATGGCCGCCGGTTTGGAGCACTTCCCGGCCCTGGTAACGGAAGCCGTCTCCAACCGCGAAGAGGCCATGGCACTCAGCATGGCCTTGGAGGATGCGAAGGCACGACGCGACAGCCGGAAATTCGCCGAGAACTTGATGAACTTGGCGGCTAGTGGTGCCCGAGATGAGCTCCTGCGGCAGGTGTTTCTCGTGCGCGATCCAGAGGCCCTGCGCCGCAAGCGCGAGGCCTTTGCTTCGCGCCTCAATCAGCAAGCACAGTCGGCGGTCCAAAGGACGCCGCCGAAACTCATCAGCCTGGTGTTCACAGGCGACCAGTACGATGCCTACCAAGATGCGCTCCGCGGAGCCCGCACCAAGCTAAAGCAAGCCGCCGAGACCATCGCTATGGTGCGCGAGCTGGAGGACCGAGATATTGTAGCCCTGGCGGCGGTGTTGAGAAATGAGTACCAAGACTAGCATTGCTGGCCGCAAACCACGTTATCTCCTGGCCATTGGCCTGCATATGAGCGGCATGACCTGGCTGGAGGTCGCAGAGCAGATCGGGGTCGACGTCTCTACGATCTACCGATGGCGCCGGAGCCCTGACTGGCAGGAGGCACTGATCGCATATCTGACCGGGAGTGACGTGCTAGAGACCGCCATTCGTAGGCTCAAACAAAGCGCGGATGGCGAGCCGGGCAGCCCCGGGGTGACGGCGGCGCAATTCCTGCTTGAGCGGACGCTGGGGAAGGCCCCAGAGCGGGTGGAGCATACCGGGACGGCGGGGGGGCCGCTGGAGATCGTCGTGATTGACAATGCGACTCACTCTGTACCAGAAGCAGCTTCAGTTTCTGAAGAGTGAGGCTCCCACCGTGACCTTTCAGGGAGGGGCAGGTAGTGGCAAGACCAGGGCCGGATGTGCTAAGGCCCTGGTTTGTGCTTTGCAATCGCCGGGCAGCCGGGGCATGATAGTCGGCCCTAGCTACCCCGGGCTCAAGCAGGCGATTTTGCCGCACCTGGAGGCCGTGGCCGAGGAGTTAGGATTGCGGCATGGGTGGCAGTACAACCGGAACGATCAGCGCATCGTCCTGCAGAATGGGGCAAGCTTCTGGCTGCGGTCGGCAGATAACCCCGAGTCATTACTGGGCGCAGACCTGGCCTGGCTATGGGGAGATGAGCCTGCTCTCTGGAAGCACGATGCTTATCGGTACGTAGTGGGGCGTCTGCGCCAGCCAGGGTTTAGGCACCAGGCGTTCTTCACCTTCACGCCCAAGGGCAAGAACTGGGCAGCCGACGAGCTCTGCGCTGAGCGGGAAGGGCTGGAGATTATCCGGGCCACGTCCCTGGACAATCCCTTCGTCGGCCCGGACTTCCATGAGCGTCTCCGCCGCGAATATGGGGAGGGCAGCCAATGGTGGCGGCAGGAGGTACTGGGCGAGGTCGTGGCCTTTGAGGGTCTGATCTATCCGCAGTTCTCTCCGGACAAGCACGTCAAGGAGCCGCCGCCGCTCTCCGAGTTCGTGGGCTTCTTCTTCGGACAGGACTGGGGCTGGACGAACCCGGGGGTGCTCCTCGTCGGAGGACTGCACAAACATGGGGCGCTATGGATTCTGCGGGAGTGGTATGAGACCGAGCGTGACCTGCCCTGGTGGATAGAGCGGGCGCAAGAGGCACTGGAGCAATACCCGGCGCAGGCCATAGACTGCGACCCGTCTGAGCCGGCCAACATAGACGGATACCAGAGGGCCGGATTACCGGCTCGCAAGGCGAACAATGCGATCATCCCGGGCATCACGGCCGTAGCGAGCGCGCTGGGGGATGAGAGGCTGTACATCACGGCAGGGTGCACCAACCTCATCAGTGAGCTGCAAGGCTACTGCTGGAAGCGGCAACGCGACGGGGACATCAAGCGGGACGAGCCGGAGAAGGTGCATGACCATGCTTGCGATGCACTGCGGTACCTGGTGATGGGCCAGCTAGAGCCGGTGCACATGCCGACGTTCTTAGACCCCGCCTGGCGGGAGCGCTACGGGATAGGGTAAGCGAAGCGACATGAAGACCTCCTGGTGGCAACGAGGACTGAAGCGGATGGGGCTACTGACGAAGGCCCAAGCGCTCCAGATGGCAGAGGACCGAGCGCATGAGGCCCATGTGGAGGCGCGGAGATATGCCGCCGAGGTGGACAGTTGGGGTCAGCCGCCCATGCGAGGCGCGGGCCGCACGGATTTCAAGCGGCTGCGCCAGTTGGCCGATGAGTGCGATGCCGTGCGGATATGCATCGAGGAATGCAAGGCTCAGGTGCTGGCGACGCCGTGGCGGATTGAGGCCTCTGATGAGGTGGCCGACACTGGCCAAGAGGAGCGGGAGATAGAGCAGGCCGAGGAGTTCCTGAGCACGGCTGGCGGCCTGGGGGGGCCGGGCTTGAGCTTTGAGGAGTTCCTGGAAGAGCTGCTGGAGGATCTCCTCGTCTGCGGCTGCGCGGCACTGTACCGCAGACCCACCAAAGGCGGCGGCTTGTTCTCTGTCGAGGTGATAGACGCTGCGACGATCAAGCCGCTGCTCACCCCAGAGGGCTGGGTGCCGCAGCGGGGCGAGATTGCCTTCGAGCAGTGGGTGGACGGGCGCAAGGTGGGGCAAGGCTTCACCGCCGAGGAGATGTATTACCTGCGTCTGTCGCCCCGTAGCAATTCCCGCTGGGGGCGCTCCCCGACGGAGAGAGCCCTGTCAGCGATCTATCAGTATCTGGGATGGGACGATGTGGCCCTATCGTACCTGCGCGATGGGGACGCTGAGCACGTCATTTACTTCACCCCCAAGGAGTGGACGGCCAAGGAAAACTTGGCCTTTACCGAGTATCTGGACAGCCTGAACCAGACGCTGGCGCGGCGGCAGAGTAAGCCCCTGGTGGTGCCGGACGGGGTGCGGAAGGAAAGCGCGAGGCCGCGACCGGCGGGCGTTGGCGAGACGGAGCAGGTACATTGTCTGCGCCGCATCGCCAAGGCCTTTGGGTTGAACGCCTCTGTGCTGGGCTTCGCTGGCGAGACGTATAAGGTCGCCCAAGGCGAGCAGATACGGCTGGCGGAGCTGAGCAGCAAGCTGCCGCGCCTGCGCATCATTCAGAACCTGATCACAACGATCCTGCGCAATGATCTCGGGCTAACTAGCGTCGAGTTCACATTTGATGTGTTGGCCAGTGACCGGCAAGTCATGGCCTCGGTCATCAAGCAGGCGGGGCCGGAACGGTTTACGGTGAACGAGGCGCGAGAGCTGCTGGGCCAGCCTCCGGCGGAGGGCCCGTATGCGGATGTGCTATGGACGCCAGGGGCGGATGGGCTGCCCATCATTCTCGGCTATCCGAAGGGGAAGCGGCCGGAGGATCAGGCGGCTGCGGGGCAGGCGGCGGAGTCGGCGTCAGGGGCAGCAGCGCCAGCGGAAGCGGAGCCGGTGGCCGAGGTGGAGGCTGGCATAGGCGGCAAGGAGCAAGAGCCCGGCAAGGCCGAGGAGCTGCGGCGCTGGGAGCGCAAGGCTCTGCGGCGCCTGCGGGAGGGCAAGGGAGCCGCGGTCGCCTTCGACAGTCAGGTTATCAGTCCAGTAGAGCAGTCCAGGATCATGCTGGCATTGCAGAAGGCGGAGACGCCCGAGGAGGTCAAGGCGGCCTTTCGCCATCAGCGGGCGGCGCAAGCAGCGGTGCGGCTGGCGACAGACTTGGAGACTTTGCTGGCCGGAGTACAGGAAGAGCGCGGCAAGCGCGAAGGATGGAGATCAGTATGAGTGCCTTTGAGTTCGGGATGCCCCTCTGGAAGGCCGAGGGGCCAATGCGGTTCATCGGCATAGCATCGAGCACGAGCCTCGACCGCGAGGGTGACCGGATGCTAGAGCAAGCCTTGGACATGATGGCGCAGGCGCGCAACGTGCCGCTGCTCAACTGGGTGGATGGCTCTCACCGCGCCGACCGCAGCAAGGCTATCGGGAAGGCTGAGCGCTTCTGGCGGGAAGGCAACAAGCTCATGGTCGAGGGCCGATTCTACGACTGGGTGCCAGAGGCGCGAACGATCTATGACCAGTTGGCTGACCAGGAGGCAGGCGCGCCGGTCAGCTATTCGCTGAGTGTCGGTGGCGGGTTCCAGTACGGACGGGATGAGACCGGACAGCGTGGGATAGCCAAGGTCAACCTGACAAACTTGGTTGTAGCCCCCTCCGACAAGGTCATGAATCCCGATTGCGTGCTAGCCCTAGCCAAGGCGCTGGAGTTGGACGAGGCTGAGGAGCTGCTGGAGAAGGCTCTCCTGCCCCTGGCGGCGGAGAACCTGGCCTGGGATGCAGATCGGGCCGTGGCCAGCCTGAAGGAATGGGCGAGCGCGGGGGACGCGGGGGACGAGATGGACTGGGGCAAGTACGGGCGGGGCTTTCTCTGGCACGCGCCGAACCCCAGCAAGCAGGGAGACTTCAAGCTGCCCTTTGCGATGGTGATTGATGGGCAGCCTCATGCGGTCTGGAATGGCATCCGGGCGGCGTATGCGGCCATGCAGGGCGCTCGCGGTGGGGTAGACATACCGGAGGCAGACCGGGCGGATGTGTTGGCAAAGCTGAAGGCCTACTATGCGGCCTTCGGCAAGGACTGGCCGCTGGAGAAGAGCGCTGCCAGCACGGACTTCCAAGAGAACCTCTTGGAAGACGACATCGCCCGCGCCCTGGATGGGCGCGTCTGGCAACTGCAACAGGCGCTGCGGGAGACGCTGAGCTCAATCATGGCAGCGGGCGGAGATGTCCGTCAGCTTGTGATGTCAGCTCTGGCGGACTTCACGGAGGCCGTGCTGGCGCTGCTGTCCCCTGTCACGGCCGAGTCGGGTAGCGGCGAGCCTATACTGGCCAAGGCGGGCGCACGACACTCAGCCAAGGACATCGAACTGATTCACAGTGCCATGCGGAGCCTGGCCGATCTGTGTGGCTGTGAGGGCTGTGCAGGATACCTGGGCGGGACGTTAGCGAAGGCCCACCCGAAGGAGGACAGTGCCGTGAGTGAGGAACAAGCAGTTGTAGCAGCAGAGACGGAGGCGAGCACGGCGGAGCCGGAGGCGGAGGTCGAGAAGGCCGACGCGGCTGCGCCTGAGGTAGATGCGGCTCCGGTAGAGGAGCCGAATGATGCTGATGTGCCGGCAGACGAGCCGGAGGCCGGGAAGGCCGAGGCCGAGCCGGAGGCGGAAGCCGACGCGGAACCTGAAGCAGGAGTGGAGGCCGAGGGGGAAGCAAAAGCTGAGGAGGCGCCGGCAGAGGAGGCTGCGCTGGAGAAGGCGACAGCTTCGCCGGAGCTGACCGAGGCGCTGGAGAAGGCGCTGGAGCCGATGAAAGCGCAGTTGGCGGAGGTCACCGAGGAGCTAGCGAAGGCCCGCGCGCGGATCGTGGAGCTGGAGGGGCAGCCTGTGGCGGGCGGCCCGGCCTCCACGGCGGCAGCGGACGCTGAGGACAAGCTCTCGCCGCTGGAGAAGGCGCAAGGCGCGTTGGAGGCGGCGCGAGCGCGCGGTGACAAGGACGCCATGCGTCGGCTTATGGCGCTTCGGGCAATGGGCGGCCCGGTGTAGTACCCGCCCAACCAACACTAAGTAAGCCGCGAGGCCACCCTGTGCAGGGTGGCTTTTGCGCTTAAAGGAGCATAGCGATGGGAAGCGCAGCGCAACTTATGGCGGAGGAAATTCTCCGCAACTATGATGAGAGCCTGGAGAAGGCGGCCGCGACCACGGCGGCAATGAGTGATGCGGGCGTTGTCCGCCTGGACTTCGCCGAGCAGATGGACATCTACGGCAACGACGAGACGCCAATTTTGTCCAGTATTGGCGTAACCCAGGCGCGGGCCATTGATCACAAGTGGGAGCAGGCCGTGCGCCGGGCAGCGGCTCCGAACGCCTCCGAAGAGGGTGGTGCGGCTAAGTCTGCTGTCTCGGTTGTGCCCGTAAAGCAGTCCAATACGTGCCAGATCATCAAGGGCACGGTCGAGGTCACTCGCAGCCACATCGTAGAGGCTCGCAATGGCGTCTACAATGCGAGCCTGGCCGACGCTATCGCCTGGCAGGTGGAGCAGGAGATGGTCGGCATCTTCAAGGACATTGAGTATGCCTTCCTGTTCGGCGTCGAGAACAAAGTGGAGGCCCCGATGACACCGCGCCAGATGATGGGGCTGGTCGGAGCTGTCGGCACGTATAACGGATTTGTGCAGACCAACCAGTATGATGCCAATGGCGCGGAACTGGATGAGGATGTGTTCGCCGGCCTGCTGACGCAGGTGTGGTCGTCCCAGGCGGGGCGCTACCCCGACCGGGTATACTGTTCCCTCCCGGCGAAGCGGATCATTGACAGCTTCGCCAGCAACAAGTTCACCCTGACCATCAACCCGGCAGACCTGGGCAACCTGACAGCCGGAATGCGGGTCGGATACTACGAGGCTCCTTGGGGCGGTCTGATGGACATCTATCCACATCCGCTGTGCGAGGCTAGCGAGGACCCGGCGGAGAACTGGCTGCTGGTGGTGCGCAGCGACCTGCTGAAGCGGGCGGACTTCGACCCGTTGCACACGCGGCCACTGCCGGCGACTACCGACTCCGAACTGCGCGAGATTCTGTGGGAGGGCACCCTGGAGGTGCGGGTGGAGCCTGCCCACGGACTGCTCGTGAACTTCACCGTAGGAGAGGTTAGCGGGAGCTAACGTACTCCGACACAGCGGGGCGGCCTGGCCATCCCTCCCTGGGCCGCCCCGCTCCTCGCTCATGCCCAGACCAGAGTTCAGTATTCTCATAGCCCATGATCCTGGCGAGCCAGAGCGAGACCGGATAGCCGCATGGCTGACAGAACGCTGGCGGCGTTGCCTGCCGGAGGCTGAGGTGCTAGTCGGGGGGCTCGGGCGTGAGAACCGGTCGGCGAATCACAATCTGTTGGCGCGTCAGGCCTCTACCGACCTGCTGCTCTTCCCGGATGCAGACTGCGCGATGGGTGTTCAGGCGGTGCGAGAGCTGGCGGCTCAGGCGGCTGAGGGGACAGCAGTAGTGAAGTGCCAGCACACGGTCTGGCTGACCCAGACTGCCACGGAGCGGCTGTTGCGCTCCTCCCCTGGCCAGCGGCTCCGAGTAACCCAGGCCGACATTATGCATCAGAACGACTATCTGCCTGGTCTGATGTATGCCATGAGCCGGAAAGTCTTCGGGGCCATCGGCGGCTGGGATGAACGCTTCGTCGGTTGGGGCGGGGAAGACCGGGCTGTGTGCTGTGCGGCCAGTACGCTGGCCACCCTGCAGTGGCTGCCGGTTACGGCCTATCACCTCTGGCATCCGCCAGCGCCGGGGGGGAAGCTCAACAAGCGCGACCCGGGCTTCTTGCGGAACTGCCGCTTGCGTGACCGCTACCGGGCAGCGGAGGGTAACGTAGAGGCTATGCTGCGGCTGGTGAGGTCGCGGTGACGCCCGAGATCAGTCTGATTCATCCTACGGCGCGGACGCGGCCAAGCGAGGCTTTCCCCTTGGGGTGGCTGGAGGCCGAACGGTCATGGTTTGAGGCTGCCGAGGCTCCTGAGCGGGTGGAGTACATACTGGCGATCCATGAGTCACGCTGGGGCGACTGGAGGCAGCTCCCTGTGGCCTTCTCGCCTTGGGGGTATGGGACGCGGCTGGTCTGCTCACATGGGCGCGATTGCTGTGTGGACAATAGTGCCGCTGCTATCGCTCTCAGCGCTGGCAAGCTGCTGGTGATAGTCATGGACGACCTGTTCCCGCCCCAGGGGTGGGACAGGATGCTGGTTGAGGCTCTCGGCGGCGATCTCGACCAAGAGGCCGTGGTGCACGTGAGCACAGGGGCGCGGAATGACGACCGGGTGTTCATTCCGCAGGTCTGCACCCGCAAGCGGTTGGAGCGCTACGGGTACGTTGGGCACCCGGCATATTACTCGATGTTCGTGGACAACGAGTTCACGGACGTTGCACGCCGCGACGGGGTAGTGATCGAGGCCATGCACATCCGCTTCCATCACCGGCACCCGCATATCTCACCTGGGGCCCAGAGCGACGGAATATATGAGAGCCATGCCAATCGGCGGGTCTTCCTGGAGGGGAAGGCCTTATACGAGGCGCGGAAGGCAGCAGGGTTCCCGAAAGAGTGGCCGCCATGCCCGTAGATTTCCTGGTAGGCGCGACGCACTTCCTCGATCATGTATATCCGATAGCGCGGGCGATACCGGCGGCTGAGCGGGGCGCTATCTACCTGGTGCGTGGAGCCTCCCATGCTCACTCCGTGGAGGCGATGACCGAGCACGCGCGGCGGTGCCGGATGAAGGGTTGCGAGGGGCTGGAGTGGAGGGAGGCGCGAAGGAAGCTGGTAGCCCAGCAGGGGCCGCTGGTGGTGGCTTCGGCGACGGAGGCGGCTATGGCCGCTAATCTGGGCCGTCCAGTGGTGTACTGTGAGCATGGGGCAGGGCAGACCTACGGCGGCTCGCATCCGTCCTATGCAGGCGGTCGCGGCCGGCGGGGGGTAGTGCTATTTCTGTGTCCTAACGAGGCAGTGGCGGAGCGCAACCGTGAGGCCTACCCGAAGGTTCGGGTGGCGATAGTAGGCTGCCCGAAGCTGGATCGCTGGCACAAGGCTCCGGCTAAGCCGCAGCAGAGCCCGCCGGTGCTGGCTGTGGCCTTCCACTGGGACTGCCGCGTATGCCCAGAGACCCGCTGGGCATTTCCGTACTATCGCGAAGGCCTGAGTAGTCTGCTCTCCATCGGGCCGGTACTTGGCCACGGGCATCCTCGAATCTGGTCGCGACTGCGCCCCCTATATCCCTCCTTGGGGATAGAGCCTGTGGAAGATTTCGAGGATGTGCTGGAGCGGGCCGATCTGTACATGTGCGACAACTCCAGCACGTTGTTTGAGTTCGCCTCTGTGGGGCGACCGGTGGTGGTGCTGAACGCGCCCTGGTATCGGCGGCATATAGAGCATGGGCTGCGGTTCTGGGAGGCGGCGACGGTGGGAGTGCAAGTTGACCACCCGGCGGAGCTACGGGACGCAGTCATGCAGGCCTTGGAGGACCCGCCAGAGCAGCAGGCGGCACGGCAGGCGGCGGTGCGCATTGCCTATACGTATACGGACGGGCAGGCCTCTAAGCGGGCAGCCCAGGAGATTCTGGAGCTACTATGAGCACCCCGGTGACGACGATAGCCAGCGAAGATCAGTACAAGGCGTGGGCAGCAGGCCAAGGGATCACGACGGCAGCCCCGGCTAACCTCGCGACGCTCTTGGCTGCCTCGACTAGTGAGCTGCAACGCTATTGTGGGAGGGAGTTTCTGCCCTCCCCAGCAGCGGTAGGAAAGACGGAGACGCGCGCCTTCTTGGGGCGTGGTGGGCGTACGTTGCCCATAGATGACGCGCTCACCATCAGCGCCGTTACCGTGGCGGGGAGCACGATCAGCCCGAACCTCTACGTGTCTCGCGGCCAGCCCATCACCTCGCTCGTGTTCCAGCCTTCGGCAGGCTGCGAGTGGCCCGATGGGGTGCAAGTGCTGGTGACCGGGCGGTTTGGGTATGCAGAGCAGGCCAGCTTGCCGCCGGACTTGGTGGAGGCTTGTTGCCAACTTACGGCCTTGCGAGCGCTGCGTGGTGGCTGGGGACACCTGGGCACAGGGCGGGTCACGGTCATCAATGTCACGGTCGAGAGCAACGATGCAGACTACGCTAGGCGGAGGGATGAGGCCTTAGCCCTGGCAGCCCCCTATCGGAGGCTCTGGTGAGTGATATGCAGTTGGCTGAGGTGTTGGCGGCGTGCTCCGATGAGGAACTGCGCCGCATTGAGCATGCCGCCTCCGTGCTGCTTCGTCAGGACTGTGACTGCTGCTCATGCCGACTGGCTAAGGCTGAGGAGCCGCCACGGTGGACGCTGGAGTCAGAGGACGCGGAGGTGGGGAGCACGCTATTTCAGGTGTTCGGCTCCGTCTGTGCCAAGGGCGAATGGGCACAGAAGCGGGAGGGCTGGACGGAGGCTGACTGGGCGGCGGCGGCGGCGCGAGCCGCTTGGCAATATGAGCAGGGCATGGCCCTGTTGTCCGACTCGGCGCGGGAGCGGCTAGGGCCATACCTCGAGGTAGTGCGAGAGGACTTGGCGCGGATGGTGGCGGGGAAGCTGAATCCGATTCAGGCAGGAGCCAGGCTAAGCGCACAGATCAAGGCTTTGGAGGCAGAGGGCGGCGGCGTAACGGAAGGCGCTCGGTACAGCCCATATGAGTTCTCGCGGCTGGCGCGGACGGAGGCGGCATTTGCTTACGGGGAGGAGCAACGCGCCGAGGCGCAGGCGCAAGGGGCGGACACCAGTGCCATAGATGAACGAGGCGGCTGGGTGCCAGTGCACCCGAATTGCATGTGTGCAAACGAGGTGACCGAAGGGCCAGACGGGAGGCTATACGTCACGCTTGATCCGGCACCGTCAGCATGCGAGCTGTGCTTGGGCCTGGCTAGGGACGTGGATGGCGCTATAGGGTTGTGAGATGGCGAAGAAGCTGACCGTGGAAGAGGGCATCGCGCTATGGCGGGAGCGCGAGCGGCGGCTGCGGGCGGCACAGCCGAGGTCGTTTCGTGGAGCGATGCGGAGTGTCTTCAAGGAGAGCCGCCAGGCCCTGGACTGGTTGGTGTATCTGCGGCCGGCGAAGCACAAGCGGAGTGGCCTCCTGCGTCGGTCAGAGAAGCTGGTATGGGAGTCCGAGTTCGAAGCCCTGCTGACGAACGATGCTGCTTCCGAGTACCGCCGAGAGCGGGTAGTGTACGCCTGGTTTGTGGCCTTGGGGAGGGAGGCGAAGAGGAAGGCCAACGGAGTGTATGCTTGGATGCTGAATCCTATGAACCCCCGGCCAAGCAGTGCGGAGGAATGGAAAGCTGCTAGGAAGCGGGGGGAAGTGGGGATTTCGCGCACACTGCCAGCCATGCCGCCACGCAACTGGCGCAGGCGAGCGATAGCCGCCGCTAAGCGCCTCATACCCCGCGCGGCTCAGCGGGCTACCCAGGAGGCTATGCGTGAATAGGCCCCCTGATGCCCCTGATCTCGCCTGGCGGCTGCGTGACCTGCCACAGGAGCTGTTGCTCCTGCCGGAGGAGGCTCACAAGGTCGCGCGTGCCATCTACAACGCCCGCCTGCTAGCCAAGGGGCCGCACGAGTCGGTGGTCGCGGATACGCTCGCCGAGCTCAGGCAGCGGCGTATCATCGGGGAGGACTGACAGTGTTCACGCAAGCGGTCGAGATCGCGAAGGCCCAGTTTGAGGCCTTCCTGGAGGAAGTCGGAACGACCTGTACCTGGAAGCCTCGGGCTGCCGTCACCCCCGCGAGCCAGACTGATGAGCTGGTGCAGTATGCCGCCGACTATGACCCGCAGGGAAGCACCTATTCGCCCGGTGACTGGAACAATACGACCCTTTTCCCGTCCGCCAGCGCGAAGACGATTCGCATCCTGAAGGATCAGCCTAGCAGATTGCAGGCCGAGAGCGCTGGGCAGATGGTGACGGGTACGGCCATAGCTCAGACGGCGGTCGAAAATGCAGTCGCGGTTGGAGACTATCTGATCATCGGCTCGGAGGTCTGGCGAGTCATGGGAGCGCGGCTGGTCTCGCCTCCCATCTATCGGGAGCTAACCCTGGAGAGGAAGGCGTGAGCATGGCTCTCACCCTCAGCGCGGTAAATCAAAGCAGGTTTCACTCTGACGTGCTGCGGGTGGTGAGCAAGTGGCTGGCCTACTATCTGGGGACAGAGTACGCAACGGCTTGGGGCAAGGTCGGGGGCGGGGTGAATGTCTACCTGCAAGAGCCGAACGTGCCTCCGCAGGCGGCATTGGCCAAGCCTCTGGTGGTGCTGAGGCACACCGGGGAAACCGGGCGGGCGCAGACCGTAGATGAGCAGCCCGATCCCGAGCACCCGGGGGAGACAGCCCTCTACAATCTGACTTACATGCGCCTGGGCCTAGAGGCCCGGTGCGTGACCGACGACAAGACCGGCAAGCGCCTGACCTGCTACGACCTGGTGAGCGCGGTACGGCGCATCTGCGAGCAACATGGGAGCGACCTGCTCCAGGCGGGCTTGCTGTATGTCAGCGCAGAGCCTGGTGAGGTAGCGATGGAGGATGAGACCGGGCTGTGGTCGGGCGTATGCAATATTGAAGTCGAGTTTGGACTCCTCGGTGAGAAGGTGAGCTAAATGGCAGGACCTCGGATCATCGGGCGCGGCCCGATCAACGTGGATGGGGTACTGACGGATTGGGTCAGCTACACGCTGGACTTTGACGTAAAGACCGCCGAGCAGGAGGTGGCGACCTCGGCAGTCGTGCCGGCATTGCACGCCAACACCGGCTGGACGCTCAAGGTGGAGTTCAAGCTCCCCCTCATTGGGCGTCGGGTAACGACTGGGTTGTCCCTGGGCGGCTATACCGGAGTCATCTTCAAAGAGCACTCGCTGAAAGTGGAGGTAGCAGTGCAGGAGGGCACCGGTGACGACGACTGGAAGCGCTGGGCCGTCAAGAACTACAAGTGGACGGTGGACGCCTCGAAGTGGGAGGCGACCGACAGCTATGGAGTGTTCCGCGAGCTAGTCGCGGCTCAGACTGAGACTCCCTATGCGGACCTGGCCTATGCCTCGGAGTATGGCAGCGGCGACATTGTAGTGTCCAAGGCCGGCTTCACGGCTGGCAACGACGTGAGTGAGGAGACGATCAGCGGCATGGGGGCCGGGGAGCTCACCAGCGCTGATGTCGCGATTGGCTCCCTGCTAGGGCAAGTGGCAGAGGCCTTGTCAAACGGCTGCGCGACGCCGTGCAACATCGCGATCCCTGAGGGCACGGGGACAGCCTTCTGGAAGAGCATCGAATACAAGCTGCCGGCAGACGACGTAGTGACCGCCACCTATGAATGGCAGGGCGAGGGCGAGTTCCTGCCCTCAGGGAGCTAGGGCATGGAGCAGATCGGGCTGGCTCAGCTCGCGGGCGCTCCGCTGCAAGAGGCCGAGGTCTATGTTGCGCGGGCTGGAGGCTTAGTAAGGCTGCGAGAGCTTACTGGCCAGGCGGTGTTCATGGCCTCGCGGCTGGCTTTAGCTCCGGTGGCAGGCACTGAGGACTTGCAGCGGGTGGACGTGGCCAAGCGGGAAGCGCTGCGGATCTTATTCGCGCTGGTAGACCCTGCCTTGGATGCCGACCTTACGAAGCGAGCGGCGCAGGTGCAGACGATACTCAGCCTGGGCTATGCTGACCAGCTTCTGTTGAGCCGAGTGATTGATCTGCTGTCTGAGGGGACGCTGACGGAGCAGCAGCGCGAGCTGCTCAAGCAGCCGTTGCCGCCGGGAGAGCTGCTGAGGTTACTCGGCACCAGCTTAGAGACGACAGAGGAGTACCTTCAGACGCGCGGTGAGGACGACTTGCGAGACATCCTCGCTGTGGCCTTGTGCGGATACGGCGGGGCGCTGACCGGCGAGATGAGTATGGGATTGGTGCGCCTGTTGGCAGCGGCACGAAGGGAAGCCGAGGCGCGACAGGCCCGACTGACGGCAGAAGCCCTGGCCGGTCTCATAGCCAGTCCGTGATCCAGTTCATCACTGCCGAGGCTGCTTTGACGAAGAGCACGATACTGCCTGCGAAGGCTGGTAGCAGTCCGAGCAGTCCGATGGCAGAGCCGTGAAACACGATGAGCCACAGTAGGCCCGCCCCGACAGCATAGGCAGCGATGCGGATGGCGCGGTAGTGGCGAGCCTGATATTCCTCGTCCGAGAGCTCAGTCGTATTGGGCATCATGGGTCTCCCCTCCTAGCTAGCAGTATACCACAATGCGATACGTAGATGACTATACGCATAGATTTGGCGCTGAGGGCGTGGAGGAGGCGGCGCGTGCCTTTGACCGGCAGGGTGATGCGGCAGAGCGCAACGCTGCCCGCCTGCGTGCCTGGGGAGAGTTGGCGCAAGCTATGGGGCCGCGAATCGAGGCCCTGGGGGACAGGGGGCTAAGCGCGGCTCGCAGTTGGTTGGGGATGGCCGGGGAGATGGAGCAGGCGCGGGTGGCCTTCACCACGCTGTTGGGGAGTGGAGACCAGGCGGCCAAGTTTGTGAGTCAGCTTCAGGAGTTCGCAGCGAAGACGCCGTTCGAGTTCCGGGGCTTGCAGCAGCAGGCGAAGCGGCTGTTGGCGCAAGGCTTTGGGGTGGAAGAGATCATCCCCATGCTGACTGACTTGGGGGATGCGGCAGGGGCATTGGGGGCTGGGGCAGAGGGCATTGACCGGCTAGTGCTGGCATTCGGCCAGATGCGGGCGATGGGCAAGCCGATGGGGGATGACCTGCGGCAGATCGCTCAGCTAGGCATACCGGCGCAGAAGATACTGCGGGACGCTTTCAACATTCCACCGGGGAAGAACGTAGCCGACGCGGCGATCACGGCAGAGCAGGCCATAGGAGCTATTCGGCGGTACATGCGGGAGCACTATGGCGGGGGGATGGAGGCGCAGTCCAAGACCCTGGCCGGTAGCCTGTCTAACTTGGCAGACCAGGCCGATCTGCTGAAGAACACCTTGGGGGAGCCACTGGTGGGTTCCGTCAATGCGGCGACGCAAGCGACGGAGAGGATGCTAGAGGGTTTGCGGGGGATGTCATCGGAGGCCCGAGCGGCCGTTGGCTGGACGACTATGCTCGGCGGGGCGGCATTGAAGGCCGGGGGCGGGGTGCTGTCAGCCTGGCGGGACTTGAGGCAGTACCGGGCTATCCTGCAGCTAACCAACATCAGTAAGCAACAGTTAGCGGCTGCCACAGGCAAGGACATCGCCGCCGAGCGCGCCAAGGCGGGAGTAGCGCGTGGGGAGGCGGCGGCGATCTCGGAGGTGGAGAAGGCGGCAGTGGGGGCGACGCAGGCCAAACTACGGCTGGCCGGAGCCACTGGCAAGGGACTGACGGGGGGGCTAGGATGGGGCGGCCTGATGACGGCACCGGCCGGAGCCGCACTGACTGGAGGGGCGGGGCTAGGCGCGGCAGCCGCAGCGACCTCCATCATCTCCGCGGCGGCCGCCGGCATCATTGGCTGGGAGATAGGGAAAGCGGTGTCGGACTGGCTGGAGTCATATAAGGTCTTCATAGATCGTGAGACCGGGGAGAAGGTAGGCTACAAGGAGGCGGCTGGCGACTGGCTAGAGCGCAACCTGCCGATGGGCCGCCTGGAGACCGGCGCGGAGATACGCGAACGGGCTGGCAAGGCCGTCACCGGCTCGGAGATAGCCGCGGGCTTCGCGGCGATGACTCCAGAGCAGAAGGCACGCCGCGCTCGCGAGCTGGCCGCCAAGACTGCCGTGCTGCCGGGCGGCGATTTGCAGGTAACGGTCACGGTGCCCGGCCAGCAGGTGGTGACACAGCAGGCGCTGGCGAATCATGCTGCGCTGAGGTAGCCCATGCCTGCCATGTCTGCCTGGAAGCACCTGACGAGTGCAGGTGTGATAGCGGACACCCCTGCCTCAGCATGGCAGTACCGATACAGCATCCATGAGGAGGTCACGCCTCGCGGATGGGGACTCGGTTACCAGACCTTGACCGGTAGCTGGGTGATGCAGGTTTTGGACGGCGGCAGCCTGCTCTTCGAGCAGACGGTAAGCATCCAAGTAGTCGCTGTCACCCTAAACCTAGGCGGCGTCGCCTTCTACGCCTGTTTCCCGACGAACAATGCCGGGGGCAATGTGGCGATTACCGTGCCGAGCGGCGGTGTGGCCACCCTCGGCGACCCAGCGGGCAATCTGTACTTGGAGCCGGAGACCTCCGAGTGGGGCCAAGGCAGCTTCCACCTGTACGCCACGTGGGAAAGCCCGATCTACCAGATGGCGCTCCCGGCAGGAGCGCGAGTACATGTCGTTTTTCACAATGTCGGCTGGCCCACGATCTGGCCGGTCTTTGCGCCCTTTGAGACTCGCGTTCAAGCCCCGGCTGGCATAGCGGCGCTCATAGATGAGCCAGGGATTCACCGTATATTCTCACCTGGAGAGGGAGCGCGGCTGACGCAGCGGGCCAGCACTGACCAGGGCACGACATACTGGCGGCGGCAGACGGGCTTGGTAATGGGCAGCAGTGCCGTCGCGAAAGGGCCGGACAATACGCTGGTCGTCCTGGGGCCAGTCGGAGCGGCAGATTGGCACCTGCGCCTGTCTCTGGATGATGGCCTAACCTTTGAGGAGGGGCTGTTTACCGTGTGGCCAAGCGGAGTAGCAGACGTAGACTTGGTAGTCGCTGCCGACGGAGCGATCCTGACCATTGCGCGGGTGGGGGACACGCTGTACTGCCGGACCTCGCGGGACAACTTCACCACGGCAGCGAAGGTGGGGCCAGCTACTAGGCCATTTCGCTTGGCGGAACATCAGGGGCGCATGGTGGCGACTGACGGAACCACAGTCTACGAATCTTGGGACGGAGGGCGCTCCTGGGCGGCCAAGACGGGGGCACTGAGCTGATGGCCCGCGCAGATGCATATTGGCAGATTAGGAAACCCTTCCAAGGCCCCATCGCCCGCGCCTATTCCCTAGACTGCCTGGCTATCGAGCAATGGGAAGGCCTCGCCCAGTGGCGCAATATTGAGCGCATTGACATAGCCACAGCCGAGACAGAGCCGCGGTGCCAGGCGGTGACCCTGGCTTGGAGCTATGGGAATGACGACTGTCTCCTATCAGACTGGAGCGTGGGCGAAGCCCCTGATGAGGAGGCTTATGCTCAGGCTGCTCAGACGACCTTAGAGACCGAGCTGGCCGAGGTCGAGCAGAAGATCGCCTCCGTGGTGCCGCCCGCCAGTCCGGCTGCGGCCGACCTGCAACGCCGCGCTGACCTGAAGCGGGAGATTGAGAACCTCTCGCAGTACCGGTACTGGCAGGAGGTGTACAACCCGTTCGGCGACGGCTGCTGGGCACTGTACCGAGCTTGCAATGCGCCGAACATCCCCTTCCGCCTGCGGTCCAACTGGCGGCTCCAGCCCGACCGCCCCTTCACCCTTCTGCTGCATCGGATGAAGCCGCATCAAGCTCAGCAGGAATCCGTGCTACGTATCCGGTTCGGGCACTGGTGCTTAGAGCTCCGGCAGGACAGCGAAGTCCAACTGTACCGGTACAAGGACGGGAGGCAGTGGGTGCCTGCGACAGCGACGACTCGAGGGCATTGGGTAGAGTACAAAGGAACGGACTGGGCCGCCATAGATGCCATCGAGGCCCAGATGCGCGCACTGCAGGATACGGGGAGGCTGACGGCCCAAGACCGGCAACAGATTGCCGAGTGGAATGCAGAGATACAGCGCCTGGATCAGCAGATTGCGGCACTGAGCAAGGACGCCTCCCTGAGCAAGGATAGAGTGGCGGAACTGAAAAAGGGATTGCGCGACCAGCAGGGTCAATATCGTGACCGGATCAAGGCCCTGAAGAGCCAAAAGAGCGGCATTACACCCGCCATAGAGACGGAACTGGAGGCTCTGGAAGCCTCGTACTTGGCGGCGCGGGAGACGGTGAACTTTCAGCATATGGCCGAGTCGCTCATCGGGTCTGACGTGGCGATTACGGTCATCCCGCAGCCCAGGGGCTACCTGCTCCTGCACTGCTCGCAGGGCAAGGACTACTGGGTCTACGAGGACCGCGAGGTGACCAGTCGCAATGAGGAAGCCGTGCTGGTAGCCGGCACGCCGGTAGAGATCAGCGGGAATGGGGGGGCGCTGTGGTTCCGCTTCACGTACTTGCGTCCGGCCCGCAGTGGCTACCTAGAGAGCGGCCCGCTGGATACCGGGGGGCCTGTGCGCCCCATGAAGTCGCTGGCCATCCAGGCGACGACCCCAGTGGGCACCACGGCTACGGGGACGGTGAGCGAGGAGGGCACGGGGTACCGATGGCGGGTGGACCTAGGTAGCGAGAGCGGCTACTTGCCCTTCCTGTATCGCATAGCCCTGGACCTGGAGGCTACGCCGCGTAACCGGACAGCGGAAACCCTGGAGGCTGACAGCCGGACGGCGGGAGTGCAGTGGGACGTCGGGAGCACATTTGACCGGGAGAACCGAGGGCGGGCAGCGACGCTGACCCTCTATGTGCCAGACGATCGCGTGGCGGAATTCGCTGGCTACGCTAATCACCAGGTGCAGCTCTTCGAGGGAGCGGGAGACGCATGGTTCACCGGGCAGCTCTGTGAGCCGACCTTTGAGCAGCATGCGAAGGGCTACACGAAGCTGAGCTTTCAGTGCCGTGACCGCTGGGCCCTGATGCGCTCGGACGTGATGGCTGGGGAGCCGGCGGGAGACGGCAAGACGCTGCTGGCCTACCTGAAGCAGATCGGGCGTGGGTTGGGCCTGCATGAGGATGAGATGGTGCTGAGCGGAGCAGGTTTGAGCCGCCGCCTACCCACCACACCGCCCAACCAGGATCGAGCTTTGCAGCCGGCCTATGGCACGGTGCGGGCCGACTGGGTGGAGCAGCTCCTCGAGGACTTTCTGTACTTCTACGATATGTGGTTCGATGGCGCGGGCCGGTGGCATGTTGAGCCGCTGGGGACAGTGACGAAGAACGCCACCTTTCATCGCACGGCTACCGAGTCAGGCGACCGGAGGGTGATGGCCAACCTGCGGCGATCCGACCTCTGGGATGAGTTCCGCAATGATTTCACTGTCTTGGGGGCGACTGTCCAGGGACAGCGATTGTCAGCGCGTTACCAGGATTATGCTAGCGTCAATGATCCTGGTTGTGGACGCTACGTGGGGCGCTGGATAGCGGCAGAGCCGTACCAGTCGGATTCCCTGACGACGCAGGCCCTGGTGAATGCCTGCTTGCGCTGGAGGGTGTACCGGTACCTGCTGCCCTATACGGAGCTGACCTGGGAGTGCGGGTATGACCCAGACCTAGCGGTTGGCGACCGCGTGATAGCGGACGGGCACACAGTGGAGATACTGGAGTTGCGCGCAGACTCCCGGGCGGAGGATCGAATGACCGTGGTAGCGAGGGCGGTGTGATGAGGATACCGAGCGGGCCGTTCACTCAGTTGCGTCGGATTCTGCTGCCGGAGGCGCGAGGGCCGGTGGAGGTGGATATGCGGGCAACGGCAATGCCGCTGCCCGGCGCCCTGTCCTTGACGGTCGCGGAGGAGGGGGAGGCCTGGCACAAGTTCTGCTTGGACTTCGACGCGCTTGATGACCCGGAGGCTAGGTTAGCATGAGCGACTATCCGCAGACCCCATTTCAGCCTGGCGATGCTATAGGGGTGGCCGAGCACCTCAACGCAGAGTTCGCATTGGTTGGCGACAGCGTGCAGGCCGTAGCGGACGACCTCGCGCTGAGCAATGAGGTGCTGCATGGCCCTGGGAGAGAGTCCGGCGGATGTGGACTGAGCGTGGGGACCGGGTTGTCATGCGTGATAGGTGCCGGCTACTACTGGGCCGCCGGCCAGCGCTGCGAGAATCAGGCACCGGTGGTAGTGGCTCTGCCGGCGAGTCAGACCTCGTATCTGTACCAGGATGCAGACGGGATGGTGGTGCCGTATTCCAGCCGCCAGACGCCAAACCCTGAGGGCACGTGGTTCTGCGGCACGGCGACCACGGATGGCATGGGCTGCATCGCCGTGGATGACACGGAGGCTGACGTGGTGGCGGGGAACGCCGCGCTGTCGGCGCAGGTGTCTGGGCTCGACTCACGCATGGAGGCAGCGGAGGAGCTCCTGGAGGAACACGAGGACCGAATCACCGACTTAGAGAGTGGTGGCGGAGGGGGAGGCGGCACCGGCCCGGTGTATGCTGACCCGCTCCGTCGCTCCTACTCAAATGCGGAGACGGTAGGGCAGAAGTTCGCGGCGCTGGATGCGGAGATTGACGCCTTGGAGGCGGCAGTCGGCACCAGCGGGAGCGTGGTGGCGGTAGAGGAGCCGTACTGGGACATTGACGCCGTGAACGGTGCGCTGCACTTGCAGGCGCAGACCACGCCGGAGGCGCTGGCGGCGGCGGAGGCCCAGGTGGATGTGATTCAGATCAAGCACGGCGTATATGGGGACGGAAGCGGGAAGCCCGCGACGCCCAACTACATTGACCCAGCCAGCACCTGGGTCTGAGAAGGAGAGAGAGTATGGCCACAGTGACAATGGACTGGAGTCAGGGGCACCGGCAGGCGGTGCTCGACCAGATTCACGGACTGGCGCAGACGGCATATGCGCCCGATTACTACCTAGCGGCCTTCGAGGGTGACCCTTTCGGGGCAGGGACGGAGGTATCAGGCGGGGACTATGCGCGGCAGCAGGTGGCCTGGAACGCGGCGGATCAGGATGGGGTGGCTACGAACGATGGGGAGATAGTGTTTCCTGGGGGGTGGACGGGCACGGTGGACTACTTGGCGGCCTATGATGCGGCGACAAATGGCAACCTGCTGGGGAGGTTTGTGGTGGCGGAGGCTAAGGAGATTGGGGAGGGGGACGTACTGAAGGTAGCGGACGGAGCGTTGAGTGACGCCCTGCCTGCGAGCATCACGGTAGCATAGAGCCTGAGGACACATGGGCAACATCGTCGTCAGCGGCGCGGGCACCAGCGCCGTCAATGGGACGTACGTCGGCACGGGCAGCGGGCAGTCCGCCGTCTACACCAGTGCGTCTGGATACGTCATCCAGTATGGCGGGTTTGGCTGGTGGACGCTCTGTGACCCCGACTGGGGTGCTCTGTACGTTGACGACGGGATGGACAATAGTGACCCCTGGGTGGGGACGTGGCGTGTTGTGATGGGCGACTTTCCCGCTCCGACGGTGGCGCAGGAGGAGACAGGCTCGGCTGCACTGAGTATAGCCGCTTCCGCCGAGCAAGCGGCCCAGTCTTCCGCCTCCGTCTCTGCTACCTTCAGTGTTGCCGCCTCCGCCCAGCAAGCCACCCAGTCCTCTGCCACGCTCTCGGTGCAGGGGCCGGCAGGGAGTGTGTACGTCGAGGCGGCCTCGCAACAGGCCGCCACCGGTGAAGCGACGCTGGCTGCCACCTTTAGCGCCCGCGCGACCGGACAGCAGGCGACCCGGGGCGAAGCCGCTCTGTCTGCCACCTTCGCAGTATCGGCCTCCGCGAAGCAGGCCACGCGGGGGGCGGCCACGCTGGGGGTTCAGTACCAGGGACAGGTATACCCGCCGTACCGGCAGGGGCCGCCAGAAGTGCCCCAGTGGGTGCAAGTAGCCGACTGTTCTGGCCTAAACCGAATCTTGTGCGCGGCGGAGTATGAGGGTGCCTACTACCTGGGCGCCCAGGCGGACGCGATCTCGCGCACCGTGCTGTACCGGGCTACGGCAGAGGGCATAGCACCGGTGGCTCTACCGGATGCCACGGCCCTGTGTTCCGTGTACAGCTTGGCGGTTAGCGAGGGCAAGCTGTATGCGGCGGCCGGTTGGTATAACCCAGCGGCTGAGGTCAAGGCTCGCTTCACCGGGAACTGGCCCTACCTGCCGCCCGCTTTGCCGCCAGCAGCGAGCCGGTATACGGGGGCAGGCAACGCTGGAGCGCTCTACTGCTTCGACGGAACAAGCTGGAGCCGGCTAGCCGGAGATGACGGCGGAGTAGTGGAGCCCTACGTGCTCGGCTTGCTGGGCAATGCCGGACTGTGGGCGGCGGCGCACTACCTGTTGCGCTGGAGTCGCTTCGGCTGGCAGCAGGCATGGGCGAGGCAGCGCACCACAGTTCGCCATGCCCGACCGGCAGGGGACGGAGTCCTCGGCGCCGGGGAGGGGCATGGACTGCTGATAGGCCCGCCAGCCCTGGAGTTCACCCTGCCGCCTGGGGCGAACGTGAACACGCTCTGCTGGTATAAAGGGCGGCCGTGGGTGTTGCGTTACTGGGGCGGCATACAATACCTGGCTTGCGGAGACGCAGCCTCCAGCCAGTGGCTCGACATGGCTCGGTGGGATACGCAGACGCATGGGTGTTACTGGACTATGCGCCCTTGGCGGGGGCAGTTACTGATGTACGGGGCAGCTTTCACGCTGGTCTCTACGGGGCTTAGCGATCCGTACTGGCGAGTGCCGTTGAGACCGGTGCGTGGGCAGTACGCGCCCCCTGTGCTTACATTGGGGGAGCCGGAGCCGCGCCTGGTGCAGCGCTTTGCCGATGACCGCAACCCGGCGCTGGTCTT